ATGCTTGTGCAGTAATATATTCTACATCTGTTTCTGCTGTAGAAAATCTAAGATTTGATAAACTGATAGGAAACATTCTTTGAAATTGATATTCAATATTTGGTCTATACGCACTATTTAGTATTGTTAAAGTAGCGTCAGAATGAATGCCAGCACCAGATACTATAGGCGCATCTCTAACAACAGAGTGTTGAGAAAATCTTTCTGGCGCAGCATTAGCAATTATCCAATCATATATTTCTTGATAATTGCGCATATCTTCATCTACTTTAAATGTAATATCAAAATCACCATAATTAATAACGCCACTTCCAGGAACATTTAATGTCTGAAATGGAGTCCTAATTGGAATAGGTTCTACACTCAAGGAAGGAACACCAGCTTCTGTAAGAAAGAAATTCACATTGGGCGATCTTTTGAAAAAGAATCTAAACCCAAGTGGCGATAAGAAATTTAAATTATCCGGTTGATTGTTTAATGCTGGCATATATAACTCCTTATCACATATTTATAATATAAAAAAAGAGGGGACCGAAGCCCCCTCTCTGTCCAGTTAATCTGGATTCTTATTATTACATAAGATTTGCGACAAGAATGCGACGATAGTAGACGTTTACGTTCTGCACGAGTGAACCGTCAGAAGCAACAGCACCACGTGAGAATGGGTTAGCAACAACACCGTAGCGGGTCTTGAAGCCGATCTTTGGCTGGAATGTGTCCTGACCAACTGCACGAACCATCTGTAGTGGAACGTATGGGCAGTAGAATAGACCAGCATCGAATGCGTTTGCGCCCTTATAGCCAACGGTCATATAATCACCGGAAGCATATGGATCGATGTAAACACGAGTACGACCATTTAGAACACCAGCGAATGTGTTGCCAGTGTCATCAACCTGAAGGTTGTTGCTGTTAAGAGCAGGAGCGTAATCAAGAACACCAGCCATCTGTAGAGCAGAAGCAACGTCTGAAGAACAGATAATGACGTTGCCCTTACCACGACGAGTTGCCTTGGCAATTGCGTTAGAATCACGTTCTACCTGGAACATTAGACCCTTGAACTTTTCAACTGACCAGCGGCCATTGGCGTCTGTGTCAAGATCAAAAGTACCAGAATTTGTTGTACCAACAGTAGCACCGGGAGTAGCTGTTAGGTTAACAGTACGAATTACTTCACGGTTGATTTCAGCAAGAATTTCTGACTGAAGAATGTTGGCGAGCTCGGATTCAGCATCTAGACCATGGATTGCCTTTAGGTCCTGTGCTAGTTCCATGGTGTACTCTGCCTTTAGGGCACGTGACTTAGCAGTTACGGAAACCTTGTCGATTGAGAAGGCCATTTCAGCAAAACCGTTAGTTGTGTTTGAAGCACCTTCAGCAGTTGCTAGTGACATACCGCCACCAAAGTTATAAATTGCTGAGTTACCAGAAACAGCAACAGTGGTGTTACCACCTGTCTGTGCTTCGCCTAGTGTGGTGTTGCCAGCAACAACAGTAGCAAATTCAGTGTTTGCTTCGTTGTAGAAGGCTTCTGTACCAGTCTGGTTGCCATAGTGTGAACGCATGGCGAAGATTAGACCAGTTGGACCAGTCATTGGCTGAACGCCGCAGATATCGTAAGCAACGAGGTTAGGCATTGCACGACGAACGAGGCTGATTAGAACTGGATCATAGTTCTGTACAACACCGTCACCAGCATTGTTAACTGGTGTTTCGCTTAGTAGAGACTGAGGGGCAAAAGCCTGCTGCTCAGAGATGGCACGCTCTGTGTTCTCAAGAAGCTGAGCGGTAACCATACGCTTATGGGAATCCTTAATGGGGACAAGGTCTTCATGCTCGATGACTGCCTTCCACTTGGATACTAGCTGTTCATTTACTATCTGCATTTTTTTCTCCTTTACAGTATTTTTTATTATATTATTTATAATTTGCTAGAGTTCTAGAAAGTGCGTTTACATACTTTTCCATAGAAGGATCGACCTTCTTGGCAGGTGCTTCTTCTTCAACTTCTTCACTGAGAAGCTGATCTTCCTTTACGGAAACTGCCTTCTTAGCACCGAAGTATGTTTCCTTAATAGTGGAAGCCTTTTTTGCAAACTCTTCAGCAGAAGAGTATGAAATACCTTCCATGAGAGCTTTGAACTTGTCTTTCTGAGTTTCAGTTAGACCTTCAACCATTTCAGCAGAAACTTTTTCTACTTCCTGTGCTTCCATAGATTCACGGAGCTTAATATTAGCTTCATGAGATTCATTTAGCTTGGTTTCTAGTTCTTCAACTTTAGAAGCAAGTGATTCGATTACATCTTCTTTTCCTTCTGGAACTTCAATGTAATGTTCAACAAATACATTCTTTAGACCTTCAATGAAGGATTCAGTAACTTCAGCACGGATGCCGCTTTCAATAGCAAGACGGTTTTCTTCCATCCACTGCTCAACAACATAATCGAGATACTTATTAAGATTCTCTTCTGATTCAACTTTGAATTCTTCAATAGCTTCTGAGAGATTCTTTTCAGCTTCTTCCTCAATTTCAACACGAAGCATATCAACACGAGAGGTGACAGCAGCTTCGAAAATTGTAGTTGCCTTATCCTTAAATTCTTCAGAAAGGGCTTCAGCACCGAAAACTAGTGCTAAATCTTCCTTAACTGACTGCATTGCTTCGCCAGACTTACCAGCAGAACCAATTGAAGCCATGTTCTTAGCAGACATGTCGCCAATATCAGCAGCAGCTTTGTCACCAGCAGCAATCTCATCAGGGTCTTTAACACCCATCATATCAATTGCAGCAGCAAGTGTGTCTTTGTTCATCTTTGAAGCATATCCAACTAGTTTAGACATGAGTTCAGACTTAGAGATGGTTGCCTTAGCAGCAGGAGCAACAGCCTCTGCAACTTCCTCGACATCTTCCTCTACAGTTTCAACGTCTTGATCTTCAAAAGTATCGAATTCTGTTTCTTCAACAGAAGTCTCTACTTCTACGATCTCCTCGTTGATTTCCTCTTTTTTAGCCATTATAATCTCCTTTAGATTTTGTTACTTTAATTATTTATAAAATTAAATACTTGTAAGGAAATTCTTCCAAACACGGAGTTTGGCTTCTTCCAATTCGTGCTTTGAAACCTTAGAGGCGGATTCTTCGATCTCTTCCTTGTATTCTTCAATCTTACTAGCTTTTAGAATACCGTTATTCCAAACCCACTCTACTCCTTCCATGATGCCATTAACAAATGCATCAGGAGCAGATGGGTCCGCAACGATATCACCAGCAGTAGCGAGATGAAAATCATCTTGGACTTCCATAATACCATTGACTTCTTTTAAAGAACCCATGCCTCTAGTAGAAACACCAAGCTGACCACCAGATTCAATAATGTTTCTAGCAATATTTCCCATTGGTGTTTCCATAATCTTAGCACGACCAACAAAGTTATTACCTTCTTGGCGCAAATCAGTAATCATGTGAGATACACGATCTAGATTAATAGAAGGACCCTGTGGATGCCCTAGCTCACCAAAAGCACGATTCTTTTCTACAAACTCACGAATGTAGCGATTTGCTTCTTTTGCTAATGTTGCAGTTGGATATGATCTACCATTACGGTTTTTAATATTACCTTGCATCCAAATGCCTTCAATATACAGATTCTTCTTACCATCTTCAGATGATTCTGTAATATATTTTAGGTCTTCTGTTAGTTCGCAAATAAGTTTCATTTTTTTATTCCTTAGTATGCGATAGCTGTTGCAACACAATTAGTTGCAGCTAGTGTATCTGTTGGCTCTTTTTCAATTAGATACTGGGTATTTGCAAGAACCAGCATAGTTGAAATTGTTACCCCATTGCTATAAGCTCTAGTAAGTGTCTGTGCTGCAGCATCAATATTTGTGATAATTACAACAGTAGAATTTGCTACACTATTAGCTGTTCCAATAGCTGTTTGAGCCCCAATTGGTTTTAAAATTCTCATTTCTTTTTCCTTAGAAGTTCAAAATCCTTTGAATCAATTTCGCCATTGTTATTTTTATCTATATGTTTCTTCTGAGCTGGTGTTAGCTCTTCTTTCATCTTTTTATGACCATGAGATTCAGATAGAATAACTTCTAAATCATCTGCTGGTACGTTCTGTTCAAGACCATGCTCAAACATAACATCATAGTACGTTACAATGCCGATACCCTTAGCAGTCTCTAAAATAGTATGCATACCGGGAACGCAGTCACCAGGACCCCATTTTTCATGTACAACGTGCTTTGCACAATCATGCATTACTTCTTTATCAACATTGGCTGTGTCTAGATCAGCTGCTTCTTCACCATACATACCAGCACCAACTGGACGATTTGGATATGGAAGTGCTGACATATAATCTTCAGCTGGTTCATCATCTTCATCAGGCATATTGTACATGACGTAATCATATACAGAATCAATCATATACTTTGCTTTAGTAATTTTTGCCTGCAACCATGATTCTAGCTGCTGATCATCATCCATCATTGAATGAAGCTGAAGTGCTTTATGCGCAATAGCTCTCATGTCAGACTTTGCCATCTCACCTTCTGGATCAAAAGATTCTTTAATAGGTTTAGTTTCAATTGTATGAAATACATGGCCCGGATATTTTCTCTGGGCAGCAGAAAAATTATCCATCAATCCTACAAATGAACCATCTTGCCGATAAACTGCAACTTTATTTTTAATATCTTCATGAATAGATTCTGCAACTTTCTTTGCAGTTGCAGTAGCAATAGCCATCTTCTTACCCATTGGCATGTTAGGATTTTCACGCTCAATAGCCTTAGCAACTTCCTCCCGCTTTTTCATTTCAGCGGGTGTTAGTTTCTTTTCATCAAGATCGATATCTTCATTTT